TCTTCTAGGCCCATGCCGGGCAGAGATTGAGGTATGTTCTTAACACGTTCAATCTTTCTAGCACGAAAGTAATCATCAATACGCTCAAAGTCTTTGAAGTATTTTATCAACTTCGTAGCAGAATGTATAGCGTCTTGTTTATTCAATAGTAACATAATATTATAATATAATAAGTAGGGGTCAACTAATCCATTAGTCAACCCCCTGTGTGTAATTTATTAGTAAAATTAACTACGACACAATAGTATTTATCAAACTAAAGTGTCCTTGAGGTTATATTTTCCAACAACCCTGTCTTGTTTTACTTCCTTTGCCGTTCTTCTTGAAAATCTGTCTGCCAATGGTGTATTAGGATTTTTCTCTGCAATCTTCTGCAATGTTTCTTTAAATCCACCATCCATCTTTCTAATGATATGGTCACCTACAAAATGTGGAGCAGTTAATACTGATTTTATATTTGGATTGTTTTCCAGATACTCTGGTTTTTCTGCAATCTTCATTACTTTATCAAAAACTTCACCTGTATCTTTATTCTTAAATGTGTATGTTGGCATAATTCTCCTTGTACCACTCTGGTTTTGTTCTGTTTTTCCAACTAGCAAAACCATTCTTTTCTTGTATATAGTAATTCTTATATGCTTCTATAGGATTACCAACCACTTTACAATAGTCTGGCATTGCTTGAGGTAATTCTGTCAATCCGATATCTTTAATATTGGTTGGTGTTTTTAATAATTCTGATGATGGTTTAGATGCACCATGTATCTTCCCATATCTGTAAGTATATTCTACAAGACAAGCCACATAAATCTCATACATCAAACGGTAATTTGATTTACTTTCACGCACCCACACATTACAAGGATGATTCACATGACTTGCTTTGTACAATATACTTTCCCTTTCATCAGGCATTTTCCATCTTTTGATTCTATGATTATTCTTAGTTCTACCTTCATACAATTCACCATCCAACACTCTGTGTGCTGTACATAGTAATTGTGCATATTCTGTTGCCATTTTCACTACATGTTTATCAACATGCCACTTGACATTTTGTGTTGGATTTTCATGCAGATAAAATATGTTCACTCATTAACTCCTTTACTTTTTCTAGGTTTTTATATTGTAACACATCAGCACTCATACTGTCAATGGCCCCCTTCAGAAATCCATAATTGGTCTTTAAGACCTCTTTTAGTGGATATATGTCTACATGTATCAGAAATGCAGCTGTAGTTCCCTGAGTAACTGTCATAGTTCTTTCATGTTCAACTCTGAAGGTTAGTTCATCTAACGAATCAAAGTCTGGTCTCTCGTACATTGGGTGATTACTATACCCATCTAGTGATGATATGCCCCAAGTATACCTCTCGAAGGACTTTCCACTTGTCATAGCGTTCATGATTCCATCAGATGCACGAAGTAATGCTTCATTGTCTGCAATGGGTTCATGTAGTTCTGCTAACGTCTTTCCCATCTTCTCACCAGCGTTCCATGAGGAAGGGAATGCCACAAAACACGACTCAAGTTTTCCATTATGCATAATTACAATGTCATCTTCTATGGCTAATCCCAACTGTTTCATATTATCACAATCAATTAAAACTCTGTAATCACTTTTCTGATTAAACAATCCTAATTTTTGTGCAGTCTTATACACCAACTCTTCTTCAACGGCAAGTGGTGTTTCAAACCAAATATCTTTTCCTAAACTATCTAACTCTAATCTCTTTTGTGCTTGAATAAAAACATCAGTATTGTTTGCGTTGAAAACAGGTTTTTTACATTGTTTAAAAACAGGTTTCATATCAAATGGCGTTCTGATTACATGTTCAAACATTATCTCTCCCAACGATAAAATATATGGTCTTCAATTTCAGTTGTTTTAGTTTTAGTTTTTGCCCAAGATGGTCTAACGTAGTCGGCATGATAGTGGGTTGCACCATCAGTAATGTCTAGTAAATCGTGGTCATGAATGTAATCCACTAATTCAGATATTTCATCATAAACTTTTTTGTTTTTAGGTTTATCTGATTTACCATCACAAAACCAACTGAACTGACACTTGTTTCTAATAGGGTCACCACTTGCATATGTCAAACCTTGTTTAACAACGCCACATATTGTATTTGGAAATCTTTTGTCTTGAACACGATTTAGTGTAACTTGAGCTACTGCTAACCAACCTGCTTGACCCTGACTTCTTGCTTCAAAGTATATGTTTTCTGTTAAACATACTTTATCATCTCCGTATGCCCTATATCCTATTACTAGTAATAAAATTACTAATATTATTTTCACCTCTTTCATTACGAAACCTCTTTAACTTCTTGTACCACACTTTTTGGAATTATAGTGGAGTTACCACATTCTTCAATAGCTCCATCATCATTAAAATTAAAATCTGATACGATTCTAATCATCTCGTCATCATCACTAACTAAAAATCCTGTACTAAGACATCTAGGTAAAACAGATTCTTTGACATCTTCAATACTTCTCCATGAACTATCAGATACTATATCAACCCAATATACATGTACAAATTTATATGGTATTTTTTTTATTGACTTAACCTTACTCATAATAAATCCTGAATTGGAGCGGATAGATGGTACTGCCCCACCTTCATTTGATTGGAAACCAAATATAATACTTTTATAATATATCCGCTAATTATTAAGGTGTCCATGCTAACTCTATGATGAGGTCTTGAGAGAGAGCGAGTCAACATGAACATAACTTTTCTTATCCTCATTATTAAACAGTATAACAGATTGAAACATAAACTGTCAAGTCTTTTTATGCATCAACTCCAGAAGCACTACCTCGTGATTGTGGATATACTGGCGCTTCCTCTTGCATGAAATTCTCATCCCATTTGAAAGCTTCCCTCACTACATCTTTTGATAAACCTTTATACACTTGATGTAGTTTTTTATCTTTTGCATCACATAATAGTTGTGCTTCAGTTTCATGCAATCCTTCACACATTTGAATAAACATTTTTTCTTTTTGTGCTTGGGTTGTATCTTTGTCAGCATCTTTAATGAAATGCCACAACTTTCTTGCTTCACTTTGAAGCATGGTATGTTCTGTTCCCATAGGGGCATCATTTTTTGTATATGGTACTTCACCAACTGGTATAGTCCATTCAATCTTTGGGTCAAAGGATGCTTTCAATACCATTCTTAGTGAACTATTGTCATTAATAATTAATATTGCTACTTTTTCTGATTTTGTTTTCGCCTTGTGTAGTTTGTCAAGTACTTCTGAAAACAATAATGTGTAATTGCCGTTTGCCATTTTAAAATTCTCCAATTTGTTCAGTTAGACTTTTTAGTCGTTTCTGTATAAAATAATTTAATAACTTACTTCTGTCACCACAAGTGGCGCCTGTAAAATTCTCTAAGATATCTTCTTCTAATTTTTCTGGGATGTTATCCAGATTAATCAGTTTATCATTTCTTTGATAATTTCGTTTTACTTCATTATCTAGTTCGTCAATTTCTTGAGCTAATATACTTTCAATTCTTTTAGATGTTAAAGGTCTCTGCCTTAGTGCATCTGTAAAAGTATGGTCTGGTGATAATACATTAGGTATTCCATCTGACCTGTCACCTTTAAGTATATGTTCTTTTATATAGACAACAGGGTCAACCCCATTTATATGTTTCTTTGTAATAGGACTATACTGTCGTACATTACTGTATTTATGTAACTGTATAAAGTCCTTATCACCAGATATTATCATAATCTTTTCATCTTGATACTTTTTACATAGCACAGCAATGATATCATCTGCTTCTGCACCCAAAGTTTCTAATACTTTATAGGGTAAAAATTCATTGATTTCTGCTTTCACATCATTCAGTAATCCAAAGATTTTATTCCAATCTTTACCATCTGAATCTCTAGTCTTTTTACGATTTGCCTTATATTGTGGAAATATTTCCTTTCTCCAATAGGCCCTAGAATCATATGTTATGACTACTTCCCCATACTTTTCATGAAACATAGTACGATACAATCGTACTGAATTTAATATCATATGCCTAACCATCTCTTCATCCATCTCACCGTCATTCATATTCAGATGCATCATTACAGATGCAAGTGAGATTTGGTTCATGTCAATTAATATCATATTAAATCCCTGTAATAACTTAGAAAGGGTGGTTCAAAACCACCCCACTAAATTCTTTACTGTTAAGAAGCGTATCCTACGCCGTTTCCATAAAGTGCTTTAATTCCAGCAGCGATGATTGTTTTATCAGCCTTGCCGTTCATTAGTACAGCACCTACACCAGCATTAATAATTGCCTGTGTTGGTTCACCCATACGGTATGATGTACCTTTAGCATCTTTATTAGTATAAATCATATAACCTTGACTTCTTAGTTTATCCACCATTGCTTGTGGTGAAGTTAGGTCAAATGTTTTTCTTAATGTTTTCCAAGTAACTGTTTTACCAGCTTCAAATGCATTAATAACTCGTTGTGTCTTTGATAGTTTATTTCTACCCATATTATAATCTCCTGATTATTAAATTTTAAAGTGACTAATTTTTATGCCTCTAATAGTCATATTGGCAATTACAGCATTGTAATTCTTTACTTTATGAACCATTATAACAGGCCCATACATGTTATGTCAATCATTTTTTTCTTCTGTATCAAAATGAAATGTAACTGTCATCTCGCCAGGTTTATTGTTTTCTGTATATTCTATATCGCAATCTATTAATTCATTATCAATTATTTTTAATAGTTCATGTTCACTCATCTTTATCCTCGTCATCTTTTTTAAGAAGTCTTAATTCTTCTTTTTCTTCATCAGAAAGTTTCGGCAATTCTGTATCTGATTCAAATGATATTTCCATTTCAAGTTCATCGCCGTCTTCCATACCTTGTAATTCTTCAAGCATTTCTATGACATCTCCTAGAAGTGGTGAATCAAATCTAG